CCCGCTGAGACGATCAGGCGCCTGCCCGTCTCTTATGCAACGATCGCCTTGATCGTGAATGCGATCGAGTCGCCGTTTCCAAGTGCGATCCCGGTGAAGTCACCGCGAACGTACATGTTTCCCGACGTCGATGCGTCAAAGAGTGCCGCCTCGGAGATTGTCTGGCTCGATGCCGACGTGATCGTCGCGATCACCTGATAGGTGTCGTTCGTGACTGTCGTCGTGATCCGAGACTTCGTTCCGCTGACGCGCGCTTCCGCGCTCGGAGTGACGAGTGCCGTCTGCGTTGCTGCCGCAGCGGTGGTCCCGGTTCCCCATCCGACGTAAACCGGCGCAGTGAGCGTGTTTCCGTCCATTGCGGAGGTCAGAAGTGCCCGTGCGGTGTTCGTGAATACTGTTGCCATGGTAGGTCTTGGTTATGAGTGAGGCTCGAAGCGCACGGATGCGTTTCCTCTCTCACTCGATGCTATCTCTCCCAGGTTCTCCCATCGACCGGTTCCCGGTACGCGCTGTTTCCCGAGCCAGAGCCACATGCCTCTCGGCACAAAACTCGGGCGGCGGTCCCATGCGATCCTGAACACGCGGGCCTGTATACTCACTTGCGGCTGTGCGTTTGCTTCTTGCATATCAGTAGGCTCCTTGCTCCCCATCCTCTTGCGCGGATTCCCGTGCGAGGCGGTTTGCATTGATGGCTTCAAGAATCTCCGCATTCTTGCTCTTCGAAGTGAGTCCTTCGACTCCCTCCTCCTCTGCGATCTCGAGCAATGAGGCCTTGCTCATGTTTACACGGACTTCGGGGAGGCTGGAATCTAGGACGGGAGCCTTTGCTCCTTCCTCGCTTCCGTTCACCTTGTCTTCACGCTCCTTCAGCGCGGCTTCCCGCTCTGCAAGTTCGCGCTCCTTGGTTTCGAGGTCCTTCATCCACTCTCCGCGGTCCTTGGTTACGTCCTTGACGTTGTCCGGGACACGGATATAGGTGGTTCCGAAACTCTTGCTTTCCTCGAGGTATGCAATGAGTTCCTGGTCCGAGGTCTCAAACACCCCCTGATCGAAGCGGATGTCCTTCCCTTGGACCGTCACAATGCGGCCGTCAACTTCCTTGTTGTACGCCGCCTTGACAACGATACGCAACGCGAGGAATCGCGAGATGTATCGTGCCGGATTATGGTCTTTGGTGGTCATGATTGAATGTTGATAGTAATGCTCCGGGTATCGGCCCTGCGGGGAAGACCTCTCTTGGTCCTCTCCGCAGGGTCGGTGTGACCCGACTCTGTGGTGCCCTTGAGCACTTCTAGGCTTAGAGAGAAGCCTTGGAAGCGATCGCGTGGCGGCTCTCCTGTTCGAACTGAAGTCCGACTTCGGAGAGGTACTCCTCGATCTTCTCGTCGTCTCCATTGTCCTGACGGTCGGTCAAGAGTCTGGTATCACGTCCGGTCAGATAGCGGTAGGTGAGGGCTTCCATGTCCAACACCACGCAGTAGTTGCCATAGGTCGTGCCTGTGAGCAATTCGTGCTTGATGATGTTCAGGGTGCCGTGCGCCGAGACGTAGCGAGTGATGAGAATACCATAGGTCTTCTCAGACTGCATGATCTGCACCTTGTTCTTTGCCCACTGATTGATCTGTGAGACAAAGGCCGCGGATGCGAGAGCGTACTTCTCGGTGTTCCCATTGCGGAAAGCGTCCTCGAGGAAGGTCTCAAACTCCGCCTCCGTGTCGACGTTAGCCGTCGCGTAGGTGGTGATCTGAGGGATGACTCCGCCGGTGAAGCGCTGAGGCTTACCGCCCGCGCCAGTGATCTTCGCTTTCTTCCCGTAAAGGAAGGCGCGCTCGATGTCAATGGCATGTTCGATACCCTTCTTGCGTCGCTGGTAGTCGAAGTCATTTTCCTTGATGAACGTCTTTGTCGCACGGGAGGTTTCAGTCACTCCGAACGGGGTGCGGAAGATCTGGCAGTAGCCGGTCTTCTCAGCCGCAGTCGTGCCCTTGAGAGCACGGAGGCCCGCGCCTTCCTCGTTCGCGTTTCCGATGATCCAGATCGTCAAAGACGAGAGGTCAACGGTTCCAGTGACTCCACCAAGCTCGTTGGAGAGCGTGAGGGTATCGGTGCTGACAGCGGTCACCAAGAAGGTGTAGCCGGAAGCAACGAACTTGATCACGTCTCCCACGGAGAAGTTTACCCCGGTGCCGGTTGCTACCGTCACCTGAGGGGTCGAAGCAATGTTCTTTCCGGTATTGCCGGATGCGGTAGCGCCCTCGCGGGTGCCGAACGAATCCTCAAACCATTTGAACTCAGGATCGCTCGTCTCCTTCTTTTTCAGGGACTTCTTCGCTTTCGTCACAGGATCCATGCCCTTCACATTGGAGAGAAGTGCAAGCATCGGGTAACGAGCAACGTTCAAGAGAGAGACGACGTCTGCAACGTCATACTTTCGTCCTGCAACGCTGGATGTATCGCGTGTGGTCATATGTGTGTGTCCATCTATCGAATAAAAGTATTCGGGTCGACCGGGATTCTCTTTCCCTGCTCACCGTCCACTGCACCGTTTTCGGATTCTCCGAGAGGTTGTCCTGCGCGGGCCTCTTTGGGTCACTTGGCGGGTGTGCTCCGCCATCACTATCGCTCTTTCAGTATAGCAGATTCCGTGTCCTTATACACCAAGTCCGCCAAGCATTCCTGTGGACATTCCCGCGCCCATCATTCCTTCCTTGACGCGGTCTTCGTCGCTCTTCACAGGCTGCCCGTCAGAGCCGTCATTCTTCTCCACGGCGGTCTTTGGCTTCTTCTTGGGGGCTTCGTCCTTTTTCTCGGTTACCACCACGCCAAGGGCCTTATCGGCCTTCTCGCAGGCTTCCTTGAGGGTGACGACATTCCCCTTTGCGCTTGCCGCCTCGATGATGGAGAGGACCACCTCTCGGTACTCCTTGTTCTCCTTCAGGTGCGGATGCGCTTTGGTTGCCTCCTTAATCTCCCGAGAGACGCTGGCCTTCACCTCGTTGGACCGCTCGATCGCGTTTTTGGCGATCTCAGTCGCCTTCTCGCTAATCTTTCGGTTCATGAGACGTCCGAATTCCTTCGGGGTCATCTTCGCAATCTCCTCATCGGAAAGACCAAGGTCAAACTCTTCGTCATCCTTCATGTCGGCAGGCTTCACTTTGACTCCTCCCTTTTTGGAAAGAATTTTCTGGGCCATCTCTTGCGCCTTTTCCCCGATCATTCCCTCGAGGTTCTGGTACGCTTTTGCAATGTCCTCCGCGCTCTTGCCTTTGAACTTCTCCGGCATGACAAACTTGTCCTTTTCTTCCTCATCTTCCGGTTCCTCCTCCTCAGGCTCTTCCTCAGACTCCTCTTCTTCTTCCGGGTCTGAGGCAGGGTCTACGTCCTCAGCTTCGGCCGCGGCGATCTCATCGAAGTCTTTCTCTTCGATGACATCTTCGTCGCGGTTCTCGTCGCTTTGTTTGGTCATATGTGTATATGATTGGTCGGTTAATTACTTTCCACGAACCTGGGAGAGACGATCGAAGAATCCTTTTGCACTCTTCGCCGCCTTTCCTACGGCACGTCCCGCCTTCTGGTATAGGGGGGTTTCGAGGTCCTTCATCTTGTCGGATCGCTGGTCAAGATTACTCTTGTAGTTCTCCTCATTCCCGAAGTTCTCGCGGATCATCTTTCGGTTGCGGTCCCGTTTCAGATCACTCATGTTTCCCCCCGATCGGACTGCGGTCAGTCTTTTGGTGAATTCATCCATGGTGTCTTGTGGCTTCGTTGTGTTTCTCCTTGATCTCAGTAATGATTTCAAGGACGCGCTCGAGGCCGTTCATGCGCTCTATTCTTGCAATGTAATCGGAACCAATTGCTTCGAGCGAGCGACCTTCGAGGTCCAGGCGGCGAAGATCCGCAAGGGTGGATTGGACTTCTTCGTGAATACGAGAGGCAACGATTGCCCATCCATCACTTCGTTCCAACTCCTGAATCGCGAGCCCTTCCTCGATGGTCTGTTCTCGTTCGTTGTTCATGGTTTATTCCTCTTCTTCTCCCGGGATCTGCATCCCTTCCTCTGCTTCCTCTCCCATGCCGCCCATCTCGGGCTCTGCAGTGAGTGCCTCGATTGCTCCCGCGACCATTCCGATCGCATCTGCGCGAGTCATCTCCACATCTGAGGAGAGTTGTTCTTCCACCGCGGCGAGAACCTCCTCCTTGAGGGTCATCTTCTCTTCCGGGGTCATCACTTGTTCTTCCATAGCGTTCAAATTACCGATGAATAATCACACACCGTCTCCCGTCCGTAGGTTATACGGTCGGGAACGGCTTTGCCCAGTTGCTGAGCACCGCAGTGGCCGCGATTTCCACGTCATCCGCAGCACCACTTTCCGTAACCGTAAGGACGGCGCGGATATACCGCTTGGTCCGCTTGATCTGGAAAGACTGGGTCAATGCTCCGGCGAGTACGGAGACTGCCGCTCCTCCTTCTGCGTCGGTGTTTCCACTCGCGAAGGTAGAGGAGTCAGACTCCTGGATCTTGAGGGTGAGGGCGGAGATGTTTGCTCCGACCGCACCAACCTGGGCCAGTACCAATGCGTTCTCGAATCCTCCACTTGCCTGCATGTCGATCGCGTCACCGTTGAGCGGTGTGTTCGAGTCACCATTGTGAACGGTGAGCGGGAGGACCGTGACCAACTTAATGTTTCCTTTCAATGTTTGTGTCATATGTTTAGACGTTTAGGATTAATACTCGACCACACTGACCGATGCCGTTCCCGCATCTCCAATAAAGGAGAGTTCAGTCACCGCATCATCTAGCGCAATGTCGATCGCTCCACCGGCTGGGACGTATTCATCGAAGTTTCCGTCTGCCCCACCCGCGAGAGTTGCCGCACCCCATGAGAGGTGTGTGCTGGTCTCGGTTGTCGCAATGGCATTCCCGTCAGTGCCCGGGAGTTTTGCCTCCACGACCTGTGTGGTGTCCGTGTTGGTGGTTGCGATCACGTCTGCATGCGCAGTGGTCCCGGTCGAGTAGATAGTTCCTTCCCCTGCACTTCCGTTGACCGCAGCCTTGAAGTTATCAAGAGTGACGGCGGCACTCACTCCAATCAACACCTCATCCACGACCGGTGCGGTCTCCGGGGTGCTCTCTGTGAGGGCAGTCACGAAGGTATAGACCCTGCTTCCGACGGTTGCGGTCGCACCATTGGCGACGTTTGTGGCGTCTGAGGTGAGAGTTTGCACTGCCTTTGCCGGGGCCTTGTTTGCATCCAGGCTGAATGCGACAAAGACTCCGTTGGTGGCCGCCTTGATGCGAACAAGCCCAGTGGACGAGTTCAGATAATGGTTTACTGCAGCCCCTGTGGTGACGCTGTAGACCATGCGCGCGATGCTACGCGCAATCACGAGGAGCGGGAGGACGAATCCTGCCGGTGCTCCCTTTGCTTGTGCGTATATAAAGTTTTTCTTTTGAGCCATATGTATGACTTATCGGTTAATTCCCCTCGCTCGCGCGATAAGGTTTGCAAGGAATCCTCCTTGCGGGGCTGCCGTCTCCATTGTCGTCGCTCCCTCAGGAGGGATCAATGCTTCCGGGCCCGGGAGTCCTTGCCGGATCATCTCCGGGACCGGGTTATCCGCAAGACCCTGTGACGGTGCTGACGGGACACGCATTTCCGATGGTGCTTTCGGCTGTTCGGGTTGCTCTACCGCGGGAGTCTCGATCTGCAATTCCGGCGCAAGGGTGTCGGCGTATTCTTCATACCCCATCTTCTCGACGATAAGTTTCTGCAGCGTTGCCTTCTTCTTCCTCCACGCGAGCACTTCCTTGCTCATAGGGTCCGCACCTTCCGGCTTGTCGTCGACGACAAAGAGTTTGTACATCTCGAGGACCTCTCGTGCTTCCTGTTCGGCGGTCTTCTCTTTCTTCGGGACCACATCGACGAACGCGTCCACCTCGACGTTCTTATCCTCCTTGGTGAATTTTCCCCAGCGCATCTTTTTCCCCGTGATTCGGTAACTCTTTTCGTCACCGAGAAACTCTCGGTTCATCTGAATCATTGCGTTGGTGAGTTTTGTGATCGCGATCTCCATCTGACGCACCAGAAGGCTGAACCGGATGTTTGTCTGCATGAGGAGAATCTCCACCTTGCTTGCCGGCTCTTGGGAACTCTTCGGCATGCCTTGGGTGTATTCACTGAGCGCGAGGGAGGTTTGCACTTCCCGGCGGAGAAGGTTGTCCTTCTCGACCCACTGGCGACTGATCTCCGGGCCACGTTCAATAACCACGTCGTCCGCTTGCTGGAGGTACCAGATCGCTCCGGGCTTGTGGACAAGGTCGGAGTCTTTGTATCCTTTCCCCTTCTTTACCTTTCGAATTGGGTCAAGAGAGAAGACTATGTCGTCCATTGCCTGGTTGCGACTGTCGGCGATCTCGTGGATGGTAGTCTCCACAGGCTCGAGGTGCCCCATGGCGTAGTATTCCCAGTTGAGGGTAATGTCCGGTAGGTCAATGAAGACCTGACCTCCGTTGATGTTTAGGTAGGGATTCTCTTGATTGCGGACTGCTTCCTTTCGGTTGAAGATCGTGATGAGTTTGTTCTCCACGTGGTCCCAACACTCCCAGATCTCGACGACCTTGTCTCCCGCCATTTTGTCCGGGGTGCTCGACCCATTCCCATGTGTCTCGTCGATTGCATTGTCCTTGTTCTTTCGGTCATCGATCTGCCCCATCTTGAGGGTGTTGATCTCATACCGCTGGCGCCGCGGGTCATCCGGTGTCTCGCTTCCCTCTTCGATGTTCTTCCACTTCTCCGACTTGATGAGGGACTTCTCGACGATTTCCTGAGTATCTTCATCCATCTCCATGACGGTGTAGAGAGGTTCCTCTTCACGATTCTTTTCGTCGCGCTCAATAACCGCCTTCGACTTGAAGGCTTGCTTGATCTCCCACCGGGAGTTCTTGAGTCCCTTCATGGCTTGCGGGTCCGGGTAGAAAAGGAAGTTGTCGACGATCTCCAAGTATGGGTCGCCGTCCTCTCCTCCTTCCCACATGAATTGCAAGACACCATTCCCGAAGAGCAGTTGCGAATTGATCCACTCGATTTTCTGATCGTCAAAGTGGGTTATCTGTAAGTCATACTCAATGAGGTCATCCCACTGCTTCACGCTTGGGCTGTTCTCATGCTCTTGCTTGGTCGGGTAGAGGTTGATACTGATCTGCGCGGATGCAAGGCGAGGCTTGACTGTCTCGATGATCTCAAACCCTGTAGGCGGCATGAGGCTCGTTCCGTAGGCGTAGTTCGATGCAGAGCGATACGCACGGTACAGTTTGTACATGCGGATGTTCTTGTCTATGAACGGACGGCGGAATGTCTCTGCTTTGGTGAATCGGCTGGTCCACATCTCTACCAGTTTCCTGTCCTTTTCCTCTTGAGTGTCGCTCGGCTTCAAATCGACCGCGGCTTGGTCGGGGAGTTTTGTCTCCGGTGTCTCATGTACGTGTAGCATATGATGAGTTATTGCTCTCAGTATAAACCCTTCCGATTCGGTTGTACACTGTCAAGTCCACACCCCCGCTATCCTTCCATTCTTGCCTTGGTCTCTTTGGCAATCTTAAAGTAAATCAGTGCATGCAGGAGGTCGTCTTTCCCGGTCGATACCCATTCCCGGCTTGCAATGCCGAGCCGGTCGGTGACCGTGCGTGCGTAGGTGGTTTCCACATGTTCGATGAGCATCTTGATTGCGTCGTCGTGTGGCCCGTAGAAGAACCGCTGGCGTCCATGCTTCATGTCCTCAAGCGTGAGGTCAATGATTCGGTCTCGCTCGGTGAGGATGCGGATCTCTTCCTCGAATTCTTTCTGACCTCCCACGAAGTCATCATCGGAGTATCGGATGACTTTAATCTTCTTCGGGTCATCTTTGTACCAGTTCACCCACACTCTCCCCGGGAATCGTCTTGCGGCCTCGACGGAATCTTGGGGCTTATACCCTCCGTCAATCACGCAGTACCGCACGTCGTAGGCTTCCATGAGTTCCGCCCACCGGTCCCACTTACTCTTCCCACGCTTCCCGTGGCTCTCCAGGTACTCCTCGGAGTCGCGCACTCTCGCAATAACAAAGATACCCTCCTCGGTTCCGATGTGGAGGTAGAGTTCCCGCTCCTGAACGTCGACGCCCATGCAAGAGTTCAGTTCGATGTGCTCTTGGCTGGTGAGGTTTCGGAGGATGAGGTCTCGACTGATTCGGCTCTCACTCGAGACGTATGGCAGTCCGAGTTTGTGGTTGTAGAAGTATTCCATCGACGCGCCGTTTCTTCCGTTCTTCGCGTCTTCGTAGTAGTTACAGAGGCTCTCGCACGTAATCCAGGGGATGATCATCTGCGTGAGAAGGTACCCGTGTCGCTTTCTTGCTGGGTACCTCGCCTTCCACTTCCCCTTGCGGATGTCTTCATCCTTCAAGTCTTCGCCGCATGCGCTGCAGACGTAGCACTTCCGCTCGAGGCTCACGTTCTGCGGCCACTCCATGTGCTGCTCTTTCTTGCACTTCGGGCAGTGGAAGCGCCAGTGCCGCTGGTCACTGTCGAGGATGATACGGTTGATGCCGAAGTTTGGGACAGTCGGCGTACTGATCCACCGGCGTTGCCGCATGGACGCTTCTCCTTCGAGGCGGGAGTCATAGATTCCCACCTGGCTCATGTCGCTCTTGTCCAATTCGTCGTAGGTATTCCGGTCCGACGAGAGCATGAGGCTGTCGCTCTCGGACTTGGTGCCCTTGAAATATAAAAATGCCTTATTGAATTGCTTCTGCGCGACGGCGTCCACCTCCTTGTTTTTCATCCCGGCTTTGATTGTCGGGTTGCGCTTGATGATCTCGTTCACTTTCGACGGCACAAACTTCGCCACCGCGTCGGCTGTCGGGAGTGTGTGGATCTGGTTGATGCCGTGGTACTTCGCGTCGTGGAGTTCCACAAGAATAGCCCAGGTGGACACGCCAGCCTGGGATGGCTTCTGAACCGCAATCTCGTCGGAGTCGTCCGCATAGAGCGCTTCCAAGAAGAAGTGCGGGGCCTTTGGTCCGACCTTAATGCGCTTGCCCTTCTCGTTGACGATCTTCTTTTCACGGACCCAGACAAGCGTGTGAGCCCTGACCGCTCCTTTGATGATCTCGTCCATCATGTTTCTTCGTCCTCGAGGTTGGCGAGGTATGCCGCTGCGGCCGCCTTTTCTGCCCGTGTAGGCTGTCTCTGCTCGTCCTCTGTGACAATCTCCGCGGAAACGTCTACGGTCTGTTTTGCGCGTCCTAGGGTGCGGTCGAGGTACTCCTTTGCCGCACGGACGTCTTTCTCCTTCAGTGCCCGGTGGCGGAGCATGTCAAGGATGGCGCGGACGGTCGGCTTCTTGGTTGCCTTCCGTGCTCCGGTGATCGCATTGATCTCGATGACTTCCACTTCCTCGATCATGTGCTGCTCGATGGTGGCGCTCACTCCGAGGAATTCGATCTTGGCTTCCTTCTCGATTCTCCCAGCACGATCCCGCGCTCCTCCGTTACCCATTCCCTTCACCTTATATCGGCGGCCTCCCTTGTACGGCTTTTTTTCCGTTTGACTTTTTTCAGTTACCGACGCTCCGTTTTTCTCCGGCTTAGGAGATTGCGGGGCCGGAGAGGTTCTCTCGGTTGTCCCTTTCATTCCCGAAGTATATCACTTCTTCTTCTTTGTCAAAAGTTTTTTGGTGCGCTTTATGATCGGACGAATCGCGGTGACCTCCACTTCCCATATCTCCTCGGTCTTGTCGATCTTCAAGTCGGTGTCGGCGAAGATGTCCAAGTGAGAGATGTGCGGTCTCACTTTGGACACGACTGCGTACAATTTCCTTGGTCTTGGTTTCATGTGGCCAATGAAGGATTCGGACCTTCTTCCTCACCTCCACGAATGGGCACGTGAAGGTGTGCTCGTCCCTCGAGCCTATTGGCCTTCGCACTACTTGTCTCTCTTCTTCCACTCTCTCCGGTATCCACAGAACCCTCTTGCGCAGTAGAATTTATTCCCGCGGCGGGTTCTCCTCACCCGATGCAGCCCTATGCGACACAACTGGTACGCAATGACGTCGAGGATGCTCATGGTTGTTCGTCGTGAGGCTGTTCAGGTTTCGGCTCTTGGGTCACCTGGACGTCCGGAGTGAACCCGGCAGCCTTGAGCGAAGACACGACAGCGGCGTCTATGACAATGGTCTTCTTGTAGGTTTGGAGTCTCCGGACCTCGACCTCGATCATGTCTCCGATGAACTCGATGGCATTGCGGGCTTCTCTTGCGATTTCGTTTCCGATGACTTCCTGGTTCATGTTCACGAATACCTGGAAGTTTCCGAGTTCGTTGTGGAGGGACACCATGCGGGCGATCACCTGATCTGCAGTCATTGCGTCGCTTCCTGTTTCCCTGTCGCTCATATGCGTGTGGCTTGGTTACCGGTTAATGTTTCCCAGCGTTCAATAATCGTAGTGCAGTACCCCGGGTCGAGTTCGATCATCATACACTTGCGCCCGAGATGTTCGCAGGCGATCAGAGTGCTCCCGCTTCCGCCGAACGGATCATACACCACCTCCCCGACCTTCGTGTTGTTCGGGATGATCTTTCGCAACAGTCCCACGGGTTTCATGGTTGGGTGGAGTTTTGAAGAACTTGGCTTCGGATGGAAGATGACGCTCTTTGCTTTCGGGCGGTTCATCTTGTGTCTCCCGTGCCAGCAGTATGCCGCGACCTCGTGCATGGGGAGGTAGTCCTTCCTACCGACCACGACGCTGTTCTTGACCCAGATGATCATCTGCGAGTAGTAGAATCCAGCCTGGTCGATTCCGTTTCGAAGTGCACGGAACATCAGATCGCAGTTGAAGATGTAGCACGCATTGTAGGTGTCGAGGAAAGGCTTCACCGCCTCCATCCAATTCGCGGTGAAGATGGCGTACTCTTCCTCGGATTGCAGATGGTCATTCATGATCACCTTCACGTTCTCCTTTCCTAATTTTGCGAGGTGCTTCTTCCCTTCCACATACGCCACTCCATAGGGGTGGTCTGTGAGGATCATGCGAACCTTCCCGGGTGCGTGCTTCATGACTCCAGCGATGAAGGATTCGTCCGTGCTCGACCCACACCCGAGGATGTGGTCACCGAGTTTCCATATCTCCCCAGGCTTGACATCTTTCTTTTTCATTGTGCGTGTGTGAGTTCCTGGTAAATCAAATGCGTCATCTCGCAGTCCCCAAGCGCGCGATGTGCCGTGATCTTTGAGGTGTCGACTCCGAGTTCCTCGCAAGTGAGCGCAAGGTTGTATTTCACGCCTTTAAAGATCCAGTTCATCACTCGCATGCCCCAGTCGTAAAATGATTCATTCCACTGTCTCTCCATGTCGATCTTCTTTGCTTTCACGAACACTGCGGTGTCGATTGCCCGGGAGTTCAGGTTATCAATGAACTCTCGGTGCTCCCCAACTGTCCATCCGAGCGTCTTTGCTGCGTGGTATGCAAGCCACTCAATGTCGAACCGGAGACCGTTGTGCGTCACATGCGCATGCTCTTGGTTCGAGAGAAGTATGGAGAGGAAGTTCTCAATGGAGGACCTAGGGTCTTCCCCATCCTTGTCGATGAGGTCCTTTGTGATTCCGGTGATCTCGGTAATATACTCCGGGATCTCGACCCCATGGTCCAGGAGCCAACTGCGGCGGTCGACAATCTCCCCATCGATGATGGTGAGGCACCCTATTTCCAGGATCTTGCATTCCTCCTTCACGAGTCCAGTGGTCTCGAGGTCCCACACGAGGTAGGTGTTTGGGTATTGGATGTTCATATGATCTTTTTTTCCTTCTGGTTGGTAAATTCTCCCCACCTTCGGATGATCACGTCGACCATCACCGGGTCACTCTCCATCATGAAGCACTTCCGATTCAACTGCTCGCATGCAATCATCGTCGACCCGGAGCCTCCAAAGAGGTCGAGGACCATGTGCCCGGGAGCAGTGCAGCGCTTGAGTGGCTTCTCGATGAGCGTCACAGGTTTCTGGAATGTGTAGTCGTATGCATCCTTCCGGTCGCTCTTGTCAATCCAGAGGTTTACGTACTCCCACACGTCTTCCTGGATCTGATTCCCGGAGTCTATTTCCTTGTTCAGAATCTCACTCAGGTTCTTTATACCCGTATTGACAAATGGTTTCCCGAGAGTCCCGTACACAACAGGATCGTATGCCTTGTTGAAGGCGTTGTTTGGAGTGACCTGCATGTTGCTCTTGATCCAAAGGAGCACGCGATCTGCCTTCATCTTTCTCTCGCGCATGAGTGTTTGGAGGAGCCAGATGTCCTTTTCCTGGCACCAGTAGAAAGCGTGGCAGTTCGGCTTTGCAAACACCAGCGCATTCTCGAGCGTCTTGTCAAGGAATGCTGCATAGTCCCCGAGGTCGGTCTTCTCTTTCTTTGGAGTCAGGATGTGCCCATCGTTCTTCAGGGTAATCGGAGGATCGCAGAAGATCATGTCCGCATGCTCTACCCCCATGAGAGTCTTCACGTCCTCGACGTTCGATGCATCTCCACACATGAGAATATGACTTCCGAGCGCGTACACATCTCCCTTCTTTGCCTTCGGGTTTTTGATCTCCCGAATCGCGGCGCCGGCATTGAAACTGTCATCTATCACATCCACATCATCGAAGAACACCTGGAGGTCATCATCTCCGAATCCAACCTCCAAGAGCAAATTCAACCCCATGTCGCGGAGTTTCTCTTGGTCCCAGGACCCGACGTTTTTGTTGAGACGAAGGTTCAAGCGCTTCTCTTCCGAGAGACTGAGTTCCCGGTTCGGGATCATGACATCTACCTCTTCGATCCCTCGCTTGGTGTAGAGTCTGGTCCGTTGGTGTCCTCCGATCAGGATGTTCTTTCGCTTCCCAATGTTCACCACCACCGGAATGACTGCGCCAAATTCCCCGATGCTCTCTTCGAGGTCGCGCTCTTCCTGCTCCGTCATCTTGCGCGGGTTATAGTCGGCGGCAATGAGATCCGCTACTTTCCGCTTTTCAATTGTCCAGGCGATGTTCTTCATGAGTTTCTTTGATCATCTCTTCCAGCACCTTCAGTCGATGCTCGTCCATCTCCAGCCCCTCCTGCATCTCCTTCAGACGCATCCGCACGGTCACCACCTTCGGCTGCATCGTCTCGAGGTCCGGAGTCACGGTCAACACTCGATCTGGTTCCGTCTCCATCATTTTCTCCAACATCTTCACTGACACCTCCCTGTTCAGTACCTTCTCCAACTGATCGTTTCGGAGGGAGATCAAGGTCTCCAAGCGGGTTTTTTGTTCCATACTTTTGGTGTAAAATTATTTCATTCTCTTGGTAAAATCGAAGAATCAACTGCTCTGCTTCGAGCCTGGTCCTTGTGTCTTCAATGAGTTTCTCACGCTCTCCTTCTGAGAGTTCCTCTTTCCATCCGTAGTACTGCATCAGTTCCTCGTTCGTCGCGTACTGATGAAAGTGGATCTGAATGAGGGAGTTCGCGATGTTTCGGAGCATCGTATCCTCGAGTGCACCGAACTGTTTGTAAAGGTTTTTGTTGATCATGGCAATGGTGTTACTTCTTCAACTTCTAGACCGACAAGGTTCGGGTCCGTCCCGTTTCGCTTCCTCCACTCCTCGAGAGTAGATTGGTGAATCATGAGCCCTTGCGCATTCCCCCTTGAGTACCGCTCTCGGAACATCATACTCCCATTGAGTGCCCACATTTCATTCTCGATGCGGAGTCTTCGGTTCGCTTCCTTTCTGTCCTCCGGGCTCATTTCCGCATGCTCTTCTTCCTCGCGCTTCCGGAGTTCCTCTTGCTGATGCCGATTTATGATCTCCTCCCTGCAGTGGCACTCTCCTCCTTTCTTTTTGTGCCAGTTCTGGTATGCGCACTGCCACTCTCCTCCATGTCCGCGGCACATGTCCTCATACTGCTTGTGCGTGTAGACTCCTTCCATCTCTGCGGTGTTGATTGAGATGCCGCCGAGTTCACGGATGCGCATGAAACTATGCCCGGTCTGCACTGAGACATGCTCGGACGCCTTCTCTCCGGTCTCCTTGCTCACCCAGTGAACAAGCCCGCTCTTCATGAGGATGATCCACTTTTCTTTGTATGCTTCGAGTTCGTTCATATGGTTACTCCAGACCCGGAACTCTTCCGGGATGTCTTATTATATTTCCCAGCATTCATGAGCCAGGTCACAAGCCTCCGCTTCACCTCGAAGGTCGGCTTTGTTTCCCAAAGTTGCTTTTTGCCGCTGCGAGTAGGCTCGGTCCAGTATGTATAGAATTTTCTTGCCTCTGCGACAATCGCATTTTCTGGAGCACCACTTGCTTTAATGATCTCCTGAATGATCCGGTCTCGGTGGATGCTCGGAGTACCTGAAGGAGCAAAGAAGTCGCGCGCGATCTCTCCCGGTGTCATCTCGATCTCTACAGCAATAACTGAACCAGGAGTGAGTTCTTCTGATTCCAGTTTCTTCCGAGACTTCACCTTTCGTACTGGCTGGACGTCTCTTGCTCTTGCCATGTGGATGAGGGTACGGATCTCGGTCCGCACCTTCCGGGTGTCGTCGACATAGACTCTCTCGATGAACCCATACCTTTCGAGTCTGTCAAGTGCTGCACGCACAGTGCGTTCTTGAAGCCTCGCAACGTCGGCAATCGTACCGTTCCCGGCCGTACACTTCTCTCCGCGCATCTTCTCGAACCAGTACACGACCGCGTAGACGTCACTGTCGCTCGGGCGGAGTCCTTCGCATGCGTGGACTTCATAAGGCTTTATCAAAAAATCTGGTTTGAATGTATTCATGTCTCCGAGAGCGGCGTGCTCTGTGCCTACCATTATACTTCATCTTGTTTTCACAATCCAGCACTGAGCCTACCTATCTGTGGATAACTCATGCATGATACAATGTGTCAAGCACAGTCCTTTGAAGGGAGGGCATCATGACTCGTGACCATGTACACACTGTTCTGCTCTGGTTCCAAATGACCGGGACCTACGTCAACGAACTCGACCTTTTCCAAGCCGCCTACTTCTGGAAGTACCATGTCGCGGAACCTCGCTGCATGCTCTGCTTCGGAGAGTACATCCGACACGGGACCGTTCCTGGTTTCGTCGTCGATTTCGTCCGCTCGTTTGTGACCAACCCCAACCGTGACCGTTCAATTTTTGGAGTAAAATCATGAAAGCCACAACCGTCAAAACTCCTCCACAAGAGATCCAAGCCAAGGAACCGTGCATTGTGTGCCAGAAACTCGTTTCAGCCTGGTACGGTCGTTGGGGATCCTCTGGGACCTGCTCCAAGAAGTGCGAGGAAGTGCAGGAGTCCAAGTCTCACTATGTCGCCGGATAACAAACACCTCCCCGAAAGTGGGGAGGGTTCTTTTTTTTTACAGTATTTTCTCCATCACGTCCCTGATCACGTTCGTCGTCACCGCATTCCCGAGACATTTGTAGCGTTGCGTATCGCTCACTCCTTCGGTCCATCCGTCAGGGAAACCCTGTAATCGCTCGCACTCCGTCGGAGTCAATCGGCGGATGTGCATATCAGGAGTGAGTGTCGCCTGCTGCATTCCTGTGTCAAGCGTCTGCGCTATGCCCCCCCCGACACGTCCTCTCCTTGTTTTACTATTTGGGACTGAGAGGTTGATTGAGTCTCCGACTCGGGCAACGGCGTATCCTTTCTTTGTTGCTTCTCGGACGAACACTTGGTCAGCCTTGACGGTTGTTCCTCTGAGCGTGTGTGAAATCTCGGCTTGTGGCAATCCCCCCCCTGTTCCATCCTTTCGATCAGATATGCGATCATCGTTTCGGAAAGGAAATACTTGGGGTCTGGGTGTTCCTCTAAGATGTCCGACAATGAGCACGCGCTCCCTGTTCTGGGGGACTCCATGATTCTTGCTGTTAAGCACTTGCCATTGACAATCGTACCCCAACTCATCAATCGTGGAGATGATGGTTGCGAAAGTCTGTCCGTTGTCGTGGCTGAGAAGTCCTTTAACGTTTTCAAAGACGAATAGTCGAGGTTGTTTTGTGCGCAGTATTCGCGCAAGGTCAAAGAAGAGCGTCCCTCTGGTATCATTAAAACCTTTCCGTTTTCCAGCGATGCTAAAAGCCTGACAAGGGAATCCTCCAACGAGGAGGTCGAAGCCCGGGAGGTCTTCTGCGACGATCTTTGTAATGTCTCCATAGTTCTTGTGGTCTGGGAAATGTTTTTGATAAATTTGAACCGCGTATTTGTCGATTTCAGAATAACCGACGCATTCATGCTCGGGCCCTATCCCGACTTCAAATCCGCCGATCCCTGAAAATGTTGAGAAGTACTTCATGCTTCGTCTTGGTTATCGCCGTCCTCTCCTAATTTCGCCCGAAGTCTTTTTTGCAGTCCCTCCTCGATGATCTCCTTCGCCTTGTCGTATCCATACGCCTTGGAGATTTCGTGGAAGTATTCGCTGTCCGGGAACTCGTACCCATTCGGCTCGAACTCCGTCTCTCGGAGCATTTCAAGGAAGTCATGCATCTGCTGCACCTCTGAAAACTCCGATGTGGATCGGCGGCGGCGCGCGGTCCCTCCGACAATCTCCACATCATACCCGAGCGCCTTGTCGAACAAGGTCTCTCTCCCCATCTTCTTGATCTCGACCCCGATCTTTCCTGTGAGGATGTCTTGGCTCTGGATGATCCAGTATTCAACCACTGGCCCATTGAGGAACTTCCGCATGCGGTCCACCTCCGGGTTGTAGACCTCATAGACGACTCGGATGGTCTTCGGCTTCCAATCTGCCTCTACGGTGGACTGTACCTCTTTTATCCAGTGGTCCTTTCGTTCCATCTCTCCGGGCCCGGGCGGTATCACTTCCCGGGATGTCACTTCATAATACAGGGTAATTTTTTTTGTCTTCATATTTGAGATTGAGACGATTCCGCTTCTCGATTAAATTGTCCACCTTGCTCCACTTCCGAAGCGTTTCATCATCTGCGCGGTTCAGCATAATCCATTCGAGGAATTCGCGCACGTCACTTCGGTCTGCTTTGTCATGTACGCTTTTCAGGAGCGGGAGGATGCACCATTTTTCGTTAAGCCTCCCTTTATTCCCATGCATATATACCTCGAAGTTGTGGTGCCACTGGATAATCACCCCAGGGCCGCGGCGTATCCCAGTCACGCAACACCGCTGGTAGAATTGGTCGGCTTCCATCTCATTTTGGAGTCTCTTTGGGATTGGTTTTGTGAGGCTCATATCTCAACAACAGGCGCGGGGTGGTACTCGACGAGGTACTGCCCATTCTCATCTAGGAACTCTTGGATGTCCGGGATCTCCTCGAGCGTTCGGTATTCGTCGAGGATCGGGTCCACGTTCTTCAGCGGGCTCTTCCAGATCTTTGTCGGGATGGATTTTTTGTTTGCAAAGAACTCCGCGCATCGGTCAAGGTGGAGTCCGTAGTGCGCTTGTTCGTGCCGGTAGACCATTCCTCCTCCGTGGATCAAGTATGCAAACTTGGTATACCCTTGCTGTCCGAAGAGGTGCTTGACCTCTGAGAGTGCGAACTCATGGCGACCTTTTTCGATGCACCATTGGTACACCGACCAGAGGCTTCGGATGTGCTGCTTGTCGATCTGTCTCGCGTACCGAGAGATAGACCTTCCGCACTCCTTACAGCACTCTCTTTGTTCTTTATTTTTCATGGTTTCAGTATACTCTTGTTGGCACTTGTTATCAACTCTTAGGATTGCACACCGGGCAATCATTGGAACAATTGGAATGGCTCATCGGTCGGAGGAGTAATCTGATAAATCTTCATCATCCACGGTGTCAGTGATCTCTCGCGGATCATCGTCGACGTCTTGGTGGTCGATGGGGAGGTTTGGATCGTACATATCAGTGGCGTTGCTTATAAAGTTCGTAGCATGAGTAGATTCCTCCGAGGATACCCATGAAGATGAAGAATTTCATCCTTGGTATTTTACGTCGTAGTACTCGAAGACCTCTGCAAGTTCCTCCTGGTCAAACACTTCAAACCTCCAATTCCCCGGTGTGACCTCCTCTTCGTTCACATGAATCACGAATGTCTTCGGGGTGAATGGGAAGGACTTTATGTACTGACGGCTTCGGATCTCTGTCCCGTCTGGAAGTTCTGCGGTTCCCGTCCAAGTGTGACCATTCGGAGTCTTCCACACGATTGCATCCAAGTAGTACGCACCGGAGTCCTCTTTGTTCATATCCTTGAAGACTCCCCCTTCTCTTTTGTTTTGAAGAAGTGCAGATGTCATAGTAACCCCAGACACATCCATCCACTCATCGTCCTCACCAGTGAGCGGTGCGATCGGTTCAAAGAGGCAGAGTTTCTTGATTGCTTGAGACAGTGCCGATGCGGTGTATGGTGCTGATGCGCCACTCTGGCCTGATCTTCCGAATGCTTCGCAGATGGCGATAATCTCAGGTATAAAATGACGGATGATCGCATCTGGGGTGGTCTTCAAGAGTATCTCTAATTCTCGCTCTGCGTGTGTTTTTTGTTTGGTCATAGGGTGAGGTAGATTGAAAGTGCTTGTAATGATGTGCTTGCCATCGGTCCCATCCCGATCGAGTTCTCTCCGTATATCACTCCCTTGTTCGTTACAAACCAGAAGGCGTCGTCGATCTGGTACCGGAAGATGGACACCCCGTACTCCGGCTCAAGAATGTACCGGTCAATCATGAGCGTTTTCCCATCCTCAAGCGGGATGATAGTGAGGTCCCCAAACTCGAACGTCTGCCCGATCGGAGCCGGGTGCGTGGTCGTGTGGATGTTTTCGTTATTGAACCGGACCGATGCGGAGGAGAATACCTCCGCATTCGCCCAAAATGGCCCCAGGAAGAGCGCGGTCGCAATGATGGCCATGGTTACCAATTTTGGCCAATGCTTCCCTGTGTGCCCCAATGGGGCTCCGCAGGGGCACTTCTTTGCCGGTGTCGGCTTTGGTATTTTGATCTGCGGCATGGCTATTTGAATTTAAACTGACCGACTCTCCTCCAGAGCACAATCTCTGCCCCTGTGTTTTCCTCTTTAAATTCCCTTGAGGTCTCAGGAGTCCATCCGTGGTCTGCTCGGAACTTTCGATACGCGGATGCTTTGTCGAGGTCTTTCTCAACTTTCTCCTCAGTCTCCTTTCTGTCGAAACCATACGGGTCTTCTTCCTGGGCCTCCTCCTCTTGTAAGGGCGAGGGAGCCACCGCATCCTGCTTTTCTGCTCCAAGGATTCTCCGCTCCTCGGCGAGTTTCTGTCGCTCGAGGTCAAGTTTTCTCCGCTCCTCTGCGAGTTCCTCTTCCTTCCGTTCGTTCTCCCTGCGCATCTCCTCATCTCGGAGTCTCTGGTCTGCTTCTGCCTTCTCTTTGTCCGCTCTCAGTTTGGCGGCAACGCGGGAGTTGTAATAGGCTTCAAACTGGTTTGCGTCCATGAGTATCAGTTCTTCGTCATCGGTTTCTTCTTCGTCTCCGATCTGCGCGAGCCGCTCCTTGCGAATCGGGAGTTTCTCCATCTGTGCTTTTCGGAGCGCGAGTTTTTCCGCTTCCGATTCAATCGCCGCCAACCGGTCCTCCTCAGGCTCAATGATCCCGATGAGTTCTTTCTCCTTTGCGCTCACCTTTCTGCTCCACGCGGTCGCGGTGTCGCGGAGGGTTTTCGCATACTTTTCAATGTCCACACGTTTCTTTTTGAGCGCGATGCGAGAGGTGCGGACAACCTCGAGTTGCTCCTTATTCTCCAGATCTGCGACGACAAGGTCCTTGGTCTTTGCTACCAGCCCTTGGAGTTCCGCTACTGTCGGGTCAAACTGATCGATACTTGTTTCGTCGAGGACGACCTTTCTTTCCTCTCCTTGAGTCTCCTCAGAACCGTTGCTTTGGAGCACCTCCACTTCCGGCTGCTCTGTTTCTCTCTTCGATGCTTTGGTTTGTTTTTTCGGCATGCTTTTGCTTTTAGAAAACAGTCGGTAATACAATGTCTCTCCACTTCATCCAGTCCTCTCGGAATCGGACCAGTTCCATCTCTGCCTCTGCGATCGCTTCCTGCAGGAGTTCGTTCTCTCTCAAGACCTCGACCACATACAGTTTCGCTTCCTCATCGATAAACCGTGCGTCGTAGATCAAAAAGTGCAGTTTCTTCAGGTGTTTGTTCACGATGAAGTAGTGGACCACTTGCCACTTATACTCGCTTGGAACCCCGAGAAAAGGAGCGCCGGCGAGTGGGAGCCCCTTCGCGGAGAGGAGTCCGGTCTCTTCCATGGGGACCATGTTCTCGATCCGGTAGAGGATCGCCTTCTTAGAGTCCGGGCACTTCACCTCGACCGCCTCTTCGTAGACCACATCAACCCCAGGAGCGACGTGCTGGCCTTCCGTCATGATCATCCCGTCCGGGGACAGCCCTATCCAGTCTCTTGTGTCATCCATGCACATTCCAACCCGAGCAACCTTCTTCCCTGTGCGCTCTTCAAATGCGCGGACCGCGAAGATCTCCTCCGCATTCCCGCGCTCCATCTCCGCGGTGGTGGAAATAATCTTGCTTTGCTCGGTCGCTTCTTCTGCAATGAGTTCCGCGATCAGACCGTTCCGGGCGTCTTTGGTCCCCATGACCATTTTCAATTTGGTCCCTGTGATCACACAGCGGCGGTGGTCATGCCATTCTTTCGTCCCCTGTTCGAGTGTGAGTATCTTCATACTTATGCCGGCTTCGTCTTTTCGAGCGATGCCTTGAGGTTATCTTTGCGAGTAATGAGTTCTTTGTTGTTTCGTGCGGAGACCGGGAAGGTCTTCCATATCTCAAAGAGTCTTTTTGCATCGGTTGCATCAACCATCTTTGCGCTGTAGAGGTCGATGTCGACGGTGATCTTCGGGACGAAGTCTCGGATGCGGAGTGCGTCTTGAGTCTTCCCGAATGCTTTCACCGGGGTTGCGTAGACCTGGATCTGTTTCCCGGGCCATTGGTCCGGGTGGGAGCCGTAGAGGTTGGTCAAGATGTTCCCGTTTGTAATGTTCAGGATCATCTTTGGGACGTCCTCGGTGAAGTAGAGGACCTGCTTTTGCTTCGCTCCATCTGCCGTCTTGATCTCTTCTTCTCCTTCAAACTTTTCAATGGTGAGAAGCATCTCCTCTCCGCGCTCGAGGTTGTGACTCCCGAGGTAGTCTTTGTCCAAAAAGTTCTTCCAGTGGCGATTCACGCCCTTTTCCTTTTTGGTAATAATTCTTGTGTCACCAGTCTGCTCTGTGGTCATGGTGTTTTTTTCTGCTTCCGGACCAGTCGCATAAGGACCGGGCTGTAGGCGTTCAGGTAAATAATAAGGTTTCTCGCTTCGATGGTGTATCGGGTGTGATTCCCGTCTCCTTCCACCTTCGTCTTGAGAAGGTTCGGGCCCAACATGTCCCCTCGGATGAATCCGATAATCGTCCGGTGGTGGGTTGCCCATGGCATACATCCTTCCCGGCGAATGTCGGACACCGAGAGTCTCCGCTTCGGGTCCTTTTTGAGTGCTTCGACAATGCTACTCATGATCTTCATTGTACTCTTTGTTGTCATTTTTTGCTATGTCTAACTGTGGATATGTAATTTGTCCTTCATTCGACTCAGAAATTCTGCCGCCATGGAAATGTTATTCCCCTTGGTGGACTGATGCATTTCCCTTTGAAGGTCTTCATAAGCGGCGTCCCGTTCAATCTCGTCCTCCATCGCCTGGATGCGCTCCATCTCTGCAGCCCACCGGTGGCTTGCGTCTCCGTCCATGAGTTCTTTGATGACCGCACGCTTCCTTTCAAGGATGTCCACGATGTCTTCTTCGATGGTGTCGGCCGCGATGTAGTAGTACACGTTGACCATCCCCATCTGTCCAATGCGATGGGCTCGATCTTCCGCCTGGTCGTGGATTGCGGGGCTCCACTCCATGTCGGCGAACATCACAATGGATGCCGCGGTCAAAGTGATCCCAACCCCACCGGCTTTAATGTTCGCAATGAACACCTGAGCCGGTCCTTCTTGGAATAGGTCGACCGCACTCTGCCGCTGTTTCATATCGTCCGCACCGGTGAGGGTGACGGCGAGAATCGGTTCCTTTGCATCGTCATACCGCGATCCGCGCTTACTCTCCGCGAGGGCATCCTTCAGGGCCATTATGGTCCCGGTGAACTGCGAGAAGACGATGACCTTTTGCCCGCCGTCCACTGCACTGCGAATGTCGGACACCATGCGCTCGATCTTCGCACGGGAGCAAATCTGTTTCAGTTTCATGAGTTCGACCAAATGTCGTGCATCCATGATTCCCTCGATGTCCTTCCCTGCGTCTGGGTTGTTGGAGATCCATTCCACGTAGTCATCAAACGCATTGTCGTATGCGCGCTTGTCTTCCTTGGAGAGTTCAGTGATCTGGACCGAGATGATTTTCGGTGGGAGGTTGAGCACATCTTTTTTCAGTCTTCGGAGAATACTCCCCTTTGTGAACTCCCGGAGTTCCTCGAGGTGCGTCGCTCCTCCTTCGTCGAAGAATCGGAGCACTTGACCATTTTTCTTGATGATAGTCTTCATGTATGCCCCGCAGTACCGTTTCGAATACAGTCCTCTCGCTCTCCCCAGCGGATGCTTGATTGCCTTGAGGAGGTTGAAGAGTTCAATGGGGCGATTCATGATTGGTGTCCCGGTCAGTGCGTAGACATTATCCAGTTCGGACACCACCTCCAATGTGGTCGATGCTCGGATGGTCTTTCTCCCTTTGATGTAGTGGGCTTCGTCAATGATCGCGGTCACAATCCCGCCTTCGGCAATGATCCCAATGATCTGCTCCTTGTATTTTGGGAGGAGGTCGTAGTTGATGATGGTCCAAGGGTTTGTGGACAAGACTTCTTCCGGACCGGATTGGATGGTAGTCACATCATCCTCCGGGTAAACCATTCGGATCTCGCGCTCCCAGTTGATTTTGAGGGATGCTGGGCAAATGACCAATGTCCCTCCATTTTGGTTCCCTGCAGCAATAATTGCCTGGCGTGTCTTTCCGAGCCCCATTTCATCCGCGAGGATTCCTCGCTTGGTCTGTTTGAGAAACTCGATTCCCTCTTCCTGGTGCGGAAACAGGCTCATGATCTTGGCCTCCGTTTAGCGGTAAACATTGGGAGATCGTCCATCCCGTCATCGAATTGACCTTCTCGATACCCCGCATTCGCTTGAAATGCCCCGCTGTGCGATTCTTTTGGCTGAAGGTCCCCGTTCTTGGACTTCTTTGCCGCACGGCACGCATGGCACCGTTTTGGGGCATCGAAGCCCTTCTCCTGGTAGAACTCTTGGTCCTTGACGCTGTGGACGAATTTTTCCCGGTATGGGCACGGAGTCTGCTTATCTACCCCCGCACATGTAATGATCTGATCCTGCATGATAAATGTGTTTATAACCCTGTGGATTGTGTGGATAATTCCTCTTTTCTCTTCCGAATTTGAGTGACCATCATCGAAACCCTCCCTTGTATCTCTGCTTCGATGGATTCGATCTCTTTGAGTAGTTTCCGGTTTTCCCTTATTTTTTCCTCTCGCTTCGAGATGAGATTGATGTCCCGCTGGATTCTTTCGTACTCCCCAAGGAGTTGGAGGTCTGAATCATTCCCATACTGTGGTTTGAAACCGGTCACCACATTTTTGAGCATCTCTTGGTATTCTCGCGCTTGCATATTTAGAATGGGATGTCGTCCGGGTTGATTTCGTCCTCCGGGTACTCGATCGTATCCAGGTCCTTACTCTTCTTGGGAGAAGAATTCGATGGCTGGGATGTTCCTGTGGCCGCAGCAGATTTCGGACCCATCTGCATACTCTCGACAATGATCTCCGTCCGATACATCTTCTTCGCGGAGTCTTTGTCGTCCCATGCGCGAGTCTGGAGCCTCCCAACGATCCCGACGAGTTGCCCCTTCTTCAGGTACTGCGCCATGATGTCCGCGGTGGTCCCGAATGCCACAATGTTATGAAACTCCGCCGACTCTTGCTTGGCCCCGTTCTTGTCCTTCCAGTTCCGCGATGTTGCCACTGATGCATTCACGACGGATGTCCCGTTCGGGAGTGCTTTTTTCTCGGGGTCCCGAGTGAGTCTCCCGACGATGGTTACTTGATTGATGTTCATACTTTCACAAATGATTTTATGTTTAATTTTTTGACACATTCTCCACCGTCCTTTGGGTAGAAAAATGTGCAGTCTCCGAATAGTTGAACGATGTCTCCTTTTTTACGGGTAAACAATCTCCGCATTTCACTAGCACTCTGGTATTGGAGAATCATTCCTTCCGGTGCTCCGCTGTAATCCTCAGGAGAATCATCACCTATATCGATGTCTTCAAGGAAGACCATCTCTCCCAGAAACTCACTCATGCAGGACTGGAGCCATGATCGTCACTCCGTAGGTGTCGCACTGCTTCTTCTGCCAGCCTTGGAGAAAGTACCCGCGATAAATCATCGCTTCGTCTCTCCATTGCTCACACTCCGCTGTCGCTCTTTTTGCCTCAAAATACGATGCAGTTGCTCCGACCGTCATCACTCCGTGGTACCCGATCACCCCTGCACCGAGCACGAGGCAGATGAGGAGGAGCGTGGTCACTGCAAATTCTTTTTTTTCGTTCACAGTATTTTCGTTAGGAATAATCCGGGTGCGTAAAATACCCGTACACACATCTAGTGCCGAATCTCGACGGGTCGTAGTTGTCGTGGATGACTCCGTCGATGAGTGTGGTGAGGTGGCGGGTCACCACTGCAATCACAGTCCCTCCCGGGAGTTCTTCGGCCCGAAGGTGGACCTTGCACCCTGTGCCGACTCCCATGGTGGGAGTCCAGACCCATCCTCTTTTGGTGAGGTACTCCCGGATAGTCTTCGAGGTGGTTGCTCCGTTCCGGGGAGATGTGTTTTTCCCTTCTCGCACAAATCCACTCTTGGTCCGGTTGATCTCAAACAAATCAGTGTACACCTTTTTGTACGGTGTCCTGGTTGCGATCGCAATTGCGCGGACCACACAATCTCCCGATGATCCTTTGTACCCAGCCTTCTCCCTTCCTCCATCATCCTTGACCCATATTTTTTCTTTCATCTCCGTTTTTGCTTTGCGTGTAATTTTCGACCTGTGAACATTGTATCACGGTTGGCATTTGTTATCAACATTGAGCAGTGGATAACCGGACCGTTTTTGGTGCGGTCTGCCGCACTCTCTTATATTATTCTTTTTCTATATCTATATTACTTATATACGGTTCATTTGTGCCTACCTTTCCGGTTCATTTGTGCCTACCCCCCGGCACACCTGTGCCTACCTCGGCGCAAAGCAAAAGACCCCAGAGCGGGGTCTTTCAGCACGCCGAAGCATGCCGAGTCACTGTCGGAGAACAGTTCCAGGTGGTATGGGCCACCCGTCGACTCGACTGCTTCATCGTAGCATATCCTGTGTTTTTAGGAAGGAGGTTGTCCTCTTTTTCGCACGCAATCCGGGAATTGGGTTTCCCAACGGACACTCGGGTCATCCATCATCTTTCTCACAATTCGTTTCTGCGCTTCCGGGTCCATGAGTTCTCCCTCCACTCCGTATGCTTTTGAGAACATCTCGAAGGTAGAAGGTTTGAATTGGAGGAGTCCATAACTCGGGGTACCGTCTCGGTCAATCTCGTTGATCGCATTCGGGTTCCCTGAACTCTCACACTCAATAAGGAGGACAAGCCATGCTTCTCGCGCTTCAGTTTGGAGCACTTCTTTTTCCTCCACCACAATGGTTGAGGTCGCAGTGAGGTTTTCTCCTTTTGGTGTGTCTCCAACACTCCACGCCACTGCGAGGAGGATGGAGTAGGAAATCGACAAAACGATGAGGTATTGCATTTTGGTCATAAGCCGCTTTTTGCGGCCTACGGCCATTATGTCAGTGGTTGGACTGGCTTTGGAGTTTGGATCAATGCGAAGATGTCATTGATGTAGTTTGCACCACGGCCAATGATGAGCCCTGAGACGATGTATCCGGCGAAAGATACCGATGAAGTGAGCCCTGCCATTGCCGGGACATCTACCTGGTACACGACAGCAAGAACCACCCCAAGGAAGAGAGATGCGTACCGAAGCCACGGGCGAGACTCTTCTTGATTCTTTCCGAACAAATACGTGAGCGTTCCCTCGATGAGTGTGGAGAGAAAAAGGATTCCGATGATGTTCATATGGTTAAGGTTACGAATAGATCTGATTCAACCGAGCGCGAGTTTTCGGACCAACGCGCCCGTACCCTGCGTCGCCTTGGACGGCGATGCTGTATTTCCGCTGGAACGCTTCGACGGCCTTTTTTGTGATCGAGCCGTAGTACCCGGATAATTCGACATTCCCCGGGAACAACCCCTCCCACTTGAGGCAGGACTGAAGCGCGACAACGTCAGGAGAAGAAAAGAACACGGGGGAGAATTCCAAATCCTTGAGGAATTGGTGCTTTGGCTTTTGCTCTGCGATCCCATTTTCATACGCAAAATTCATGAAATGCGCAGCAAACCAGTTCCGGGATCTGAAGAAGTCCTCGTCGATGATCCGCTGTCCCGCTCCATTCCCTGCTGTTGGGCCCCAGGAGTCTTCAATGACCAATGCCTTCTTTCCGTCTTCTGTGAGAGTTGAATCAACAGCGGAGACACTATGCCGCATCGTTAAGGCGCCTGTGAGACTGACGTCCGAGAGAATCTTCGGTCTCGCGGTCCATTCCTCTTTGGTGAAGTAGAACCACACCATGACCGCCTTCCCGGTCTCTTGGATGATTGAGGCAATGAGTTCGATGTTCCCCGGCTTTACGGTGAGGTAGTTTCCGATCGAGAAGGCTTCTCCCACATGCTCCGCGAACGGTGAGACTTTCAGCGCGTCCATTTCCGCATCAGACATTACTTCATCCATTGCGAACACAGACGGAGTAACCCCCTTCTGCATGATCTGGAATGCATTGTCAGCAATCATTCCTCCATCAGGTCTGTTTGACCGACGTTGGTACAGGTGTGTTGCGGAGACGGGGAAAAACACGCCGGTCTTCAAGAACGCATACACTCCGATCAGTTTCTTCCCTGTTTGTGCTACACAAGACCCGCTTCTTCCTTGATTGAAGATGGGAAATTTTCGGATCTCGGACTCTGTCTTCTTCACCCATTCCACAGGTGCGGCGGATGCGACTACCTCCTCGAAGAGATAGTCCTTCTCCTTCTCTGCCGCGGATCGGGTGTCGATGTTCGCCCCCTTCAAAGAGATGAGAGTCTCCAATGTTCCGTCCGGGTGTTCCATCTCACTAGTATACACCAGTGGATCTGGGCCGAACAGTGCCTTTTTTATGGCTTCAAGTATGGTATTTTTCATGGTTTTCTGTGTTTTATTTCTTGGGTTTCGATTGCGAGGATGTGCGCGGAGATGATTGAGGTGAGTTTGTCGAGGGACTTGGATGTCTCTTTTGCGAGCCCGTTGGTCTCCATTCCAATCCGCATAGCCTCGAGCATCTGCCTCTGGAACTCCATAGTGGACTTGTCGCGCCCTTGGAGGACAGAGATGAGGGTTTCGTTTTCCCGCTCAAGTTCCCCGACTTTTTTTGTCAGGGCATCGATGTCCGCACTCTGTTTGTTCACCCTTTCCTCGAGTGCGTCGACGGTGGACTTGAGGATGTTGATAAGGCGATCGTCCACTCCGTCTTTATTTTTATTGTACACCAAGTACGCAGAGAACCCGCCGGCAGTTGCGGCGACAATAAGGGCAATCCATCCGAGGGGTGAGTTTGGTATTTGAGTGATCGCTTCGTACATCTTATTTTCTCTTAAGCGAGACGTACTGAGCGAACACTGACTTTGTCAGGAGTCCTTCCTCTTTCATCTCTGCGAGTTTTTGGTTCTTCTCACTTGCGGATAATCCGTCCAAGGCAGCAAGGACTACCCGCGCGCGGGCCTCCGTCTTTGTGTCTTGGATCACCTTGTCGAGTACTTTGCTTTTCTGCTCATCGTCGTATCGGGAATACGCAGGGCTCTTCATCATTCGCTCCATTCTCTTTTTCGCCACTGCTCCGGAAGTCTTCCAGAGAGTGCTGTTCTGCTCGGGGGTCAAACTTTTGTACCCGGTATTCGGACCCAGTTGAGTCGGGGTCACGGGGTATTCGGAATCCATGAGCCTGCGGAGTTCTCCGAGGACGAGATCGTTCTGGTCTACGGTAGGGTTCCCCGGGCGGGTTGCATCCGCCATCACTTCAAAGAAGTTCGGAGTCTTAATGGGCTGTCCGAAGGCGTCCACCTTCGTCTCGAGTCCTTCTCGGGCTCCCGGGATTCGGGACTGGATGCGCTCGATCATCCCGTCTGTCCTTCGTTCGTACTGGTCCATTCCGCGCGCAATGTCTGCAATGAGGGTCGGGATGATTGATCCGGCGAGACTAGACGCAAACCCTTGGAAACTCCGATTGGGGTCCTTCATTGCGTCGATTGCTCGGTTCACCCCGGAGAGGAAGGATTGCTCTGTGAGCGCAGACCCAAAACCGCCGGCGCTTTGTGCAAGACCACCAGCAAACGATCCGGTCTTCTCCATCCCATCCTTCAAGTGTCCGCCGACAACGAGCACCATTCCCACAGGTCCCAACACTCCAACGTTCCTCCATTTTCCGTCAACAAGGATCGAGTTCGGCACCCGTCCTTCGAGTTCCCATTGTTTCCGTTCCTTCTCGCTCGACGGCATGGTGAGGTTCATCATCTTATTCCCCATGAGTGCGGATCCAATTGCCAGCGCTGCGGTTCCAGTGATCCCTCTTCCCATCCCCTGTGAGAAGAGTCTCTGGTCAAAGCGCCCCTTTCCGATGTTCTCGATGATGGTTTTGACAATTCCTACCGGGCTGTAGTTGATCATTGCCTGGGCTACGTTCGCGGGAGTCTTCGCGAATGGGAGGACTATTTCGAGTCCTTTTTGGAGGTTCTGCGCCTTTCGCGCAAGCCACGAGTCTTGCTGGAAGACTGCGGTCTCTGCGTCGAGTGTCGCATACTTTGCCATGTCGTCAGTAGGGTTTTCGATGAGTTTCTGCGCGAAATCCTGTGCTGCTTTCCCTTTGAGTCCTTCGTTCTTCGCGATAGCGAGCGCTTGGTTCGCGAGGCTCCGCATCTTTGCTGCGTAGTAGAACGGCTGATCCTCTGCACCAAGGAGACCAAAGACGGTGTCCGTGTACCCCTTGAGAACCTTCGCGACCGGACCTTTCCCGAAGTTCACTTTTTTGTAGTCGAGTTTGTCTGCAATGTTTCGTTCGTCAAATCCGGTCTTGAGGTAGTCCCAACCCTTCGAGACCCCTTCTGCGGCACCCTTCCGAGTTCCTTGCCCAGTGAGCACAAGGGTGCGTTTCCCTGTGAAGAGGGACACAATCGCATCCACAACTGACGCAGGGACATCTTTTGCAATCTCACTGATTGAGTGAGAGAGGTTTGAAGAGACGTTTACCCCTGTGGTTTTCATCCCAGTCAGGAGGCCCGCTTTCCACACATTGATGATCTTTTGGTAAAGCGTCGATGGGATGTACCCCTGGATTTTCTCTCCAAGTTTCTGCAGTGCTCTTGCCTTGTCGGTCCCGTCTTCCATTTTGTTGATCTCCTCCATGGCGTCAGTAATCTCTTTCAGTTGCTCGCCTGTGAGTTCGGGGATCTTCTTTGCTCTTCCGAGGAAGTTCTTTAATGTCCTCCCGCCAGCCTCTTCGTTGTATTGCTGGATCTTGCGCGCGGCGTACCGAGCCATTCCTTCCGGGGTCATCCGTCCAAGGAGTGACGCAGCCTGAACAGTCCGACCGGCTTCGGTCAGATTCTTTGCGGCATCGTTCGCAATCTCGGCCGCGAGTGCATATGCCTTGTTCTTCGTCACTTCATCGGTCGCCTTCTTTGCGGTCTCGATCTCGGTCTCGACCATCTTCGTCGCAATGGCGACGGCCTGGTCATCTGTCCCTGTTTGTGCAATGCTCTTCGCCTTCAGATAGTCTTCGGCAATCATTTTCTCGGCATTGGCGACAAGTTCCTTGTTCGATTTCGGTTTGTACTTCCCCTCAAAGAGGTCCTGCGCTTCGGGGGCGAGGGCCTTGGTGCGAGTAATGAACTTTCTCTCTTTTCCTCCGGGTGTCGGAGTCCCACTTTGAACAGGAGTGCTTGGGGGAGGGACAGTGCCTTTCCCTTTGAGGATCTCCCCCACACTCTTCATCTCTTGTGCTTTTGGAATTTGAGGGTATTCAAAATCATCACCCCTATAGATGTTTTCAATCTGCTCCTCTATGTATCCAATTTCAGGAGTTCTTCCGTCCACACCAACCCGAGCAGTTCCTGAAATGGCGGTTCGGTCTTTGATCAGTTGGTACAGTTTTGGTCTTGCTTGGAAATATGCATCCAAGAGTTTTGCTGCTTCAAGATTGTTTTCAGGACCTTCGACGTATGCTTTGTCCAGAATTCTCGGGATCTCTTCTTCAAGAAACATGTCGATGTCCTCCTTCTTTTCTGGAATGAACTTTTTTGCGGCGGGTGGAGTACCATTTGCTTGCTTCCAGATGTCGGTGAGTTGGGAGCGGGTTTTGAGGATGTCGGGATTGAATATGATTGTTGTGTCTGGATGCTTTCCATTTACAAACGCTTTTTCGAGTCCGATTTGACCCTCAATGGTATTGAGAACGTCATCAGTAAACCTCACTCCGTCATAACCCTCTTTTTTTAGTTGCTCTATAACTGACTCAGACTTCTGCTGTGGTAGACGGTCTAAAACCTTTATCTTTGCGTTGCTGGAAACAATAAACTCTTTTGTGTTTGGCTTGAAGCCCCCAATAGGTGCATCCGCAAACTCTTTACGAAAAGCGTCTGTCTTCATAAAGTTTGATTGCGATTTAAGTTTGCTGAACCAATCTGCCGCTACTTTATTTTCTGTGAGGTAGATTTGCTTTCCACGATTTCCTAGTTCAGACTTATTCACGTCAAACTTATCAAAAGACACTCCTTCGCCAGTTCCATGATAAAGCGGTGTCCCCTGCGCCTTCACAAACTCCTCCGCAGTCTTGTATTTTCTTGCTTCTTCACCAATCGCTTTACCTTTTCCTTGCAGAATCTCTCCGACACTTTTCATCTCCTGTACCTTCGGTGCGTTCTCTCCTTTGGGTTTGATTTTCCTCTCGACTGCTACCCCACGAGACTCCGCCTCGAGGGCACTCAAAAGTTCATCTCCAAGGTCTTCAGAGAGATTCCCTCTATCTCCGTACATGTTTCGATCCTCTCGGAATGCGTCGATGTACTTCTTCGATAGTTCGGAGAGTTTTTTGTTTGAGGACCCTTCAAGTTCTTTTGCGACGTCAAGCGGGGTCAGGTTCTCTGTCTCGATTCGGTCGAGGACGGATGAGAGTTTCCCGTTCTTTGTTTTCACTATTTTTTTCTCCGGGACATTGAGTGCGGTGAGCCTTTTCCCCAATTCAGCGTCGGAAATTTCCCCGCGTTTACTCATCTGAATGAGGTCATTGGCTTGCTCAGAGAATGTTTTTTCTACCCCCTTTGTTTCGCGTGAAACGGCCTCCACAGCCTCTTTGCCTGCCTTTCCCGCACCGCGCTTCATAAGAGCGCCCACGGCGATTCCTAGGGGTTTAAACGCCATGCCTACAGGCTCATCGATTGCCACATTCCCCGCTGTTTTGAGGAAACTCTTGACCGTCCCGGACTCTCCTGTGTCCATTTCCCTCCGAGCAGTGTTCTGGTAACTCTCCACAGGGCCAAGAAACTCAAGGCCTGGGACAGTCTCCGGCTCATAGATGGGGACTTTCAGTTTGGTCCCGGGGTTCACGAGTTCATTGATCGCGAGTGGGACGTTCGCCACCGCTTCTCCGCCGGAGAGCGCAAACCGAGTCGCTCCCTTTGCAATTTCCTTCACGAGTCCTCCGGTCTCTTTCGGGATCTCTCGCACTATATCGCGCGCGCGAGTGCCGCTCGCCGGTGCAAAAAAGTCACCGACACTCTTTGTGGTTTTCTCGATGACGTTCGGTGACTTCCCCTCCTTCTTTTCTTTATCTGTGAGAGTAAGGAGGTCCTTGATCGTGCCCTTCACCTTCGCCCCTGTTTTTTGGAGGAAGTTTTCCATGTGCTAGTTGAAATAGTTTGACCAAGAGAACGGATTGTACCACTTCGCCTTTCCTCCCTTTGCTTCCTCTTGTTTGGTCACCGCGGACTGGATCTGGTCGAATCCATCCTCTTCTCCTCCTTGCGGTGTGTTCTTCACCGGGAGAATCTCTCCCGTATCCGGGTCAAAGGTATACAACGCTTCCCCTGTGACGGGGTCGGTCTTCAAAACAAGATTGGAACCATCAGCAGAACCTCCTGCACGGAGGTTCGCGATCTCGAGTGCTTGGGCAAGTTGACGATCAAACTGGTCACTCTCTTGCGCGTTCTGCAAGTCCTCGCGGTATGCGCTCGTGTAGTCTTTGACCTGTCCCGAGAGGTCCTTTAAGAGACCATCGTAGTACCCATAGTCGAGGGTTTTGTCCTTCACCGTGTTCTCGACAAGTTTGTCGATCTCCGAGAGTCCGGTGTTGTACTCCGTCGCGGCAGCATTGCGCTCCGCGATCTTGGTGTTGATGACATCGTTTTGGTAGTCGGCAAGTTTCCGAATGTCTCCGGTCATCTGTGCAGCGGAAAGTCCCGGGTTCGAACGAACCTTTGCGATTGCTTCATCCCGTTTTGCTTTTTCTGCAGTGATCTCCGAGTCGAGGAGTGCCATCTTGGACTTCTTTTCCTCGAGTCCGCGCTTCGCGTACTCATCATTGAACGTCTTGGTGGAGATGTCTTTCAGTTCAGAAAAAGCACTCTCTCTCTTCGTGGTCGCATCGTCGATCTTGGTGCGAATGGAGGACAGACCATACGGGTCCTTGCTCTCACTCGCATCTGTCTCGGAGAGTTGAGTCTTCACCTCTTCGACATACGACGGAGTTTCTGCTTTTGGAGCAGCGCCGATCTGGACGTCCTCTCCTTCGAAGATCTTGTCGGGGTTGCCGGATCGGTACCCGGAAATGTCGGAGAGCCCTACCCCGTACTTCTTTGCAATCGCGCCGAGCGTGTCGCCTTTTTGGATCTTGTATGCTGTTGCCATGGAATGTGTGGGCTCTCTGCCCTTATGTGAGTAATTATTCCCCTGCTACATCTGCAATGCTTTGCTCGAGTTCGACGACAGTCTTGTGTGCACCCTGCAGTTGGCTCATCTGCTCCAAGAATCCCGCACGCTTTGCTTGGAGTGATTCAATGGCCCGCTCACACTTCACCGCCTCCTCTTTGACTCGATCGAAGGATGACTGGAGATTCTCCTTTTTCGCACGTAGGGTCTCGAGATCAATGGTCTTCATGATGGATATATTATACAATGGGATTTTTTTTTGAGATAGTCCCTTTTCACTAGGTTGGGGATTTCATCAGCGTGAGGAAAAAGTCCGAATCGACAGCAGTCCCGGAATCATTGAAAATAGTCACGTCGACGTAGTTCGAGTTGACCGCTTCGATCTTTGCGCTGTATGCCCCTGCCCCGGATGCGCGGATGGCCGTGGCGTTTGCCCCGTATTCGAGAGTACTGAAGTTGTGATAGACGCGGTATTTCCCGGTCGAGAGGGTTGAAACAGTCCACCCAGAGTCATTTCCGTACACGATGCCCCCGCTCTGTACTTGCATCCAGTACACAATCGGTGCGTAAACTCCCTGGTATCGGTGGAATCCTACGTGGTGAAGGTCTGCCCACTCTGCCCCGGCGCTCCCGAGGTCGATGGTTCCCGAATTCACCGGGGAAAAGTACCCCGACGCAGGGCTGAATACGATGCGCAGCGCTCCATTTTGGAGGAATGCGACGGTCCCAGACGACCCAGTGTCGAGGTAGATTGAAGACGACGACTGCATGCCTTTGATCAGGTAGTCATTCAGGTCTGCGTACAGGTCCACGATCTCCACCCCACTGGAATTGTAAAATTGTGCGAGGGTAGTGGTAAGGACGACTCTTTGCCCAGAGGTCCCAGTGGAGATCGTAAATCCGACGAGGCTCCCCGCGGTCAGTCGGTCGACAGTAATGGACCCCGCGGCGATCTGTGCGGCGGTAATTGTCCCGGACATGATCCGGTCTGCAGTAATAGTGCCCGCGGCGATCTGCGTTGCAGTAATAGTGCCCGCGGCGATCTTTGCGGCGGTCACCGCATTTGCTGCGAGTTTGCCTGTCTCGATCGCGCTGTCACTGATCTTCGTCGTCGTGATCGCTCCGGCTGCAATGACGGCCCCCTGGATGGCATCGACGGCGATCTTTGCGTTCGTCACCGCTCCTGCAGCAATCTGTAGGGTCCCGACCAAGTCTTCATAGGCGAGGTCCCCGAGCCCTGTTATGGCAACAGTTGCGGCCGCGAGTGCTGCGCCGTCGGTACTCGAAAGTTCCGACAACGAGGTCGGCTTGTCGACAATTTCCTCCCAGATCACTGCTTCCGGGAGTGGGGTTTCCCCGTATGTCTCCGGCTCATAGATCTTTCGGTCTTCGGTTTTCGTCATATGCCTGTGTCGAACGTGAACCCGATGTGGGCACTGTCGACCTCAGGCCCGGTGTTTGCAAAAGGAGTCAGAGTGATCTGGATGTCGATCTTCTCTCCCTGCCCTTCGACGGAAAAGATCCCCTTGGTCTCCCCTACTCCATTTATCGCGCTCCGCTCATCGTTCATCTCGGTCGGGACCCATCCATCGGCGTCATCAGCCGCAGCCTCTTCCGCATTCACCCGGGTTGCACGGTACTTCACGGACACAGAGCATCCGGTCGGGAGTGGTTGCGCGAGAAGAATCTTTACTGCGCGGTAGATTTTGTCCATGTTCGATTTCCCCATGGAGAGTTTCAGGCTTTCGTAGACTGCCACTGCCTTGTTTGCGTTGTCGATGATGTCGATGCCGTAGGTCGCCCCGTCCTTCCAGGACACCAAGAGGTCGGTTCCGTCATTACACAATGCTCCGATCTCAGTCCCGGTCAGTTTTCCGTGGCTGGGCACATATTCAAGAGTGAGCGCGCGGGGGTCATTGAGGTCCAGTCTCCCGATTGCATACACTCCGTTCTTTGTGCCGCCATTCATTCCGATATGGGTCATGGTGTTGTATTCCGAGACCGCTCCGGGGTATGCACTTGCGGTCCCCGGGATGGTGGTCAAAGGCACCGTATCTCCAAAGTTCCAGTACTTGAGTTTCCCGGCAGACCCTACCTGTGCCACTACCCCTGCCTCTAAGAACCCCATGGCGTTCACCTGGGCCCCTTGGGCACTCTTCTTTGAGTTCCATGAGTCTGCGAGACGGTCCCACGTAATGAACTTCCCGTCATCATTCTCTTTCCCTCCGACAATCACCCGGTCATTCCGATCCAGAAGACATCTTCCCTTCGTTCCGGTGGACATGCGCAAGGATGTCGGCGCAAATGCGTCGTCGTAGTCGTACATGGCGAGGACGTCCCCATCGTTCACAATCACTACCCCGATCGCCACACGCATGGTATGAAAGTCCCCGGAGATGCCGTTCGTAAACGTGCCAATGGTCACGACATTCCCGGTCCACGTCCCGCCGGCGTTCGCAAGGGTGATCTTTTTGAGTTTTGTTTGGGTTGCGTAGAGCACAAAGGTCCCGGAGGTGCTCTTGAATTCACATGCGCCAGTGATCTTTCCGTCCGCATCGGTATGCGCAAGGACCCAAGTGCCCGAACTCTTCCGGTAGATCTTCCCGGTGTCTCCGAAGGCATAGGTATTCCCGTCACTTCCTTTGAACATGGCAAGCGGGAGGTCGGTCACCACACTTCCGCTATCCTTTTTCAGTGCCTGATTGCATTTCAGGCTGTTGTTTTCTCGGACATTGAGTCCTCTCCCGAACGCGAAAGACCCCCGGACACCCTTGGTGGAGTTCGGGGAGATTCCTCCGTTGAAATTCTCGATGGTGAGGATGTCTTGGTCGTCCATAGTGATTATCCCCAGCGGGATGTTTTAGCGGTTCCCCCTTCCCCGGACGGCCCTTCGACTTCGATCTGGTTTTTCAGTTGCGCGAGGAGGCCAATCGTTGGGTCGAGCACTTCCAGGAGTTCTGCCTTTGCCTCTGCATACTTTTTTGCCTTGCGGAGACACGCGGCAAGGGCAATGCGCACGATGGATTCACCGAATTCCTCCGGCGTGACCGGTTCATCTTCGTCTCCTTGGTCTGCAAGGTCCCTCCATCCCTTGAGTCCGTAGAGTGACATGGTCTTGTCATCCTCCGGGACCGGGAAGAGAAAGAAGAATCCGTTGTGGTTTGTGAAGCACGGGTCAGTGTTCTCCTCTTGCTTTCGCTCTTGGAATTGCTGCCAGTTCACCCGACGTCTTCCCGCTTGCCCTTCCGGGTACACCTCCCCTTCGATGTCGATCTGGTAGATCGAGTTCGGCTTGAAACGGTTCACTCCCGCGGGGTAGTCGTAATACTCTCGGGAGTCCACGGTCTGTTTCTTGAGGGCCAGTTCAAGGAATGGCCAGCGATAGAATCCGCATACTGTCTTCCCGGCTGCGTCGAGCCATGCCACCTTCATTGCGGTGGTCCAGAAACCGCTTACACTTGCGGCACTGATCCGGTCGTTGAGGTCTTGGAGTAGTTCTGCTTTATTCATGTGGGTATTTTACCTCATAATCATCCCCGTCACCATGGGAAGGGTATTTCACCTTCCA